AGTTAGCACACTTTGATGCTCCATTTAAACGTGAAGTTTATATGGCACCCGATCCTCAAGTAGCTGGGGATTATGCATTGTTTGCAAATAATCCAGGAAGATTAGTAGCATTTCCAGTAAAGAAAGATTTTGATATAAGTACAATTGCTAAAACTGATTTACCTTTAGATGCACCGGTTGATCCAGTATCTAGAAGTGGGCCTTTAGGTCAAACCTTTTATTCTAATGTTGATAATAGAAAAATGAAAGATCAATTTATTTTTCAAAAAGATAATATTATGAAATTACAACCTAATGTTATAGGTAAAAAAGGTTTAGTATTTCCTCCTGCGGTAGCATACGATAAAGCCTGGATGGCAGATATGGCTCAAAGAATAAAAGCAAAGGCAAAACCTTTTGATGATTTATAGGAGTATAAAATAATGAAAGAACGATTAAAAAATTTTAGCAAAAGATTCGGAGAAGGAACAGCTTGGGATCTAGACTATGGTAAGCTATTAATAATTGGTTTGTTAGTGTATCATATCTTTATACAGTGAAGAAAGTAAGACGGGCTGCTATTCGTTATCAGAATGCAGCAGGAGCAAAGGGAGGTTATACCCCTTCCATGGCTGAAGCAATCGCCGCAATCTTAGATAAAAAAGGATCTGATAATGACACCGACACACGAAGTTCGCGAAGCAATGGAGAAGATAGATAGTTACTGTAATGAAAATAATTTAAAGAGTCATGAGTTTGAACGTAAAGTTTTATGGAACTCATTAAATGTTTATTCCGATTTAAAAGATCGTAACACTGATCAGTTTATCGAAGAGCATTTAAGTAGTATGAAGCACGGGCTATGGACTTAGAAGATCGTGTTAGCTTTATAAAAATGAGGATAGAAAAATTTAAAAGGACCTATGAACTTAAAACAGATCCTTTAGTAACAATAAAATTATTTGAGAAAAAAGATGATCATGAGAGCGATTCAGAAAAACTTAGAGAAAAACTCAAAGTTCAACGAGTATGATGAGGATGGAGACGGTGTTGTGTCCGATGCGGAGTTAGAACATCTTAGAGAAATAAAAGAAACAGAATCTTTATTACGTAAAGAACTGGCCCAGCTTAGAATGGCAAGATACACATTAATAGCAATGGGGGTTTTTACAGCGGTAATGTTTTTACCGTGGGTTCCATTAGAGAGAGTTGAAGCAATGAGTAATGTAAGTTCATTGTTTTATATTTCAGGTGCGGGCATTGTGGGTGCGTACATGGGTGTATCTGCATGGATGAGTAAGAGAGGTTAACATGCGTATTGTTATATTACTTTTAATAGCGATGTCAGTTATAAGTATAATTAATGATTTGTGTGATGGATGTATTTCTAAACAGGGAAATGTTTTATTTCCGAATAGTGTTATAACACCAGGGGATTAGTATGGTTTTAAAAGGGGACGGATGGAAAAATCATGAAGATACATTAGAAGAAACTATAAGAAGAGAGATGTTAATTGCTAGACAAGAACTCTGGTTAGTTAAGATGGATCTAAAGGAACTTCAGGACACGCATTATAAATTATTAAAGCGTAATGCAGAATTAATAGAAGAAGTAATTGAATTAAAAAAGAAACAATGTCAGTGTGATGACTAGTCCCAGGAGCGGAGAATGTTTGAAAGATTTATACAGAAGGGTGATGACCCAAAATACTTAAGCGGTAAAAAGAAAGAAGTAAAGCAGAAGAAAGAAAAAGAAAGAGTTCTTCCTAAAGCTGGTTCTTATACTGTAGAAGACTTAGAGAATGCTAAGAAGATACCAACGTATCAGGGAGGATTACAATGAGTAAGCCTGACGGATACAAAGAACAGGTAACCGATGAGCAGTTAATCCAGATGATTGAGACCGGTGTGCAGAACTCTACCGGTGATTGGTTGAATAGTTCTGATCTCGCACGAGAAAGATTAAAAGCAACTTACGAATACGCAGGATTAGCGGAGAATCACTTATACCCTCAGGGTGTTAGTACTATCGTAGACACATCAACGACTGAAGTCGTAGAAGCATACACCGCAATTATCTCTGATTTGTTCTTAAGTAACCATAAATTAGCACGATTCATTCCATTTGATGAGACACCTGGTAGTTTTTCAGCTGCTAAAGATGCAGCGAATATAGTTAATTATTGTTTGTTTAAAAAGAATAATGGCTGGGAATTGATGCAGCAATGGATAAAAGCATCTCTATTATGGAAGAATGCTATCTGTCGCTGGACATATGTAGAAGATTATGATTATGTATTTGAAGAGTTTGAAAAGATTGATCAGACAAAACTTGATGAGTTACTATCTGATGACAATGTAGAGATCGTTGGTGATCTTCAATTTGAAAATACAATCAATGAGATTGATCCTTTAAACGGGCAGGAGCCTAACACTGAATTAACTTATATTAATGTTAGAATAAAAAAGACAATAGATAAGTCAAGAGTTAAGATAGAAATTATTCCTCCAGAGAATTTTAGAATATCTAGAGATGCAACTTCGATTGAAGATGCTTTCTTTGTTGGTATTCAAACTGAGATGTCGAGATCTGAATTAAGGAAACTTTATCCTGAGATGGCATCAGAGATAACTGAGTGGGATGATTTGTCAAATGAAGAGTGGGTAGGCAGTACCCAATACTCTGAGGATGCAGCTGCAAGAAAAACAATTACAGGTCAGGAATACTGGCAGGGATCTCAGCAGCATGACATCGTTCCTTTAGAAGCAAATAGAAATATTGTATTAACTGAATCATGGATTAATGTTGATAGAGATGGTGATGGCATTGCAGAATTAAAACATATTGTTTCTGTTGGTACTAACATCCTTCAGGAAACAGATATTGAAGATATACCTTTAGCTTCGATTGTTCCTATTGATATTCCATTTGAGTTTTATGGATTGTCGATGGCAGACTTTGCAAGGTCTTCTACATTAGCAAGCACTGCAATCTTACGTGGGTTTGTAGAGAATACTTATTTAACAAACTATTCACCTAAGCTGGCAGATCCTAATGTTGTAGACTTCAGTGCGTTGCAGAACATGAAGCCAAAACAAATCATACCGACAAACGGTAATCCGATGAATGCGGTACAACCTTTAACACCTGAAGTAATATCAACAGGAACCGTGCCATTATTAGAGTACTTGCAGGGAATAAAAGAGCAGGCAACGGGCATGTCGAAGGCCGCACAGGGCCTTAATGATACTTTATATATATCAGGTAACTCGGAACAAAAGCTACAGGCTGTGCAGTCTGCAGCGCAAAAACGAATTCAACACATTGCTAGACGATTCGCTGAGACAGGTTTTAAGAAGTTGATCGCTGGTATCTACGAAACAATGCGTAAGAATATGAAAGGTAATATGTCTTATAACCTAGATGGTGTCTATGGCACTGTTAACATCGATACATTACCTTCGAGGATGGATGTAGAAATCTTATTAGATATCGGAGAAAACTCTAATATCAATATGATCACAAAGCTTGGTAAGGTAGGTGGAGAAATTCTACCTGCATTAAACAATCAAGGCGTAGGGATGGTAATTAAACCAGAAGCCCCTGCGATCCTGGCAACTAAATTACTCGAGGCAATGCATCTGGATAGTAATGATTTTCTAGAAGATTATACTACCGATGAATTCAAGCAGAAGGCTGCTGAAACAATTCAGAAGCAATCTCAAGATGCTGAGCAGGCAAAACAATTAGAACAGAAGAAGGCTATGGCCGAATCCGCTTTAGCGGAGGCCAATGTTGGTTTTACTCATGCTCAAACTAAAAATACTCAAGATGATAACTCTAAACAATTAGCAGTATCAATTGATAAACACTTTCAAGAATGGGCTGACCTTGCTATTAAGGCAACTAAAGAAGGTGCACAATTACCTAAGCATCCTGATTATGCTCAGATAATAATGATGGCAAGGCAAATATTGCAAGGGCCACAACAACCTCAACCTCAACAACAGGGAGAATAATTATGGGAACAGTAACTATTAACTCATCAGGAGTTGGTGCAGCTCAGTCTGGAACTGTTACAACCGCCGGTGGATCTGGTGGTGGAAAAATCATGGTCACTAATGACAGTGATTCTAAAATTACATTTAATGTAGCAACTGCAGGTACTGATGTACAAACTGGTCTTACTTGTGAAAAGAAAAGTTTCACAATTGTAACCGGATTAAACAACGGTGCACAAACATTAACTAGTCTGGCAACCTCTCATGGTACGTCAGCACAAGCTAGTGAAGTAGTATACAATACACTTATTACTTAAAGAGGACTTTATAATATGTAACGCCTTATAGGGTTACAACAATCTTGCTTAAAAAGGAGAAAAACTTATGAATCAAACATTATCTTTATTTGATCACTTTAATACATTAACCCCTTATGCTGTAGGCTTTGATCGTTTATTCGATCAGTTAGCTAGCAACTCTAGGGTAACAACTTCATATCCACCTTATGATATTATAAAGGATGATGATTATAACTTTAAAATTGAAATGGCACTTGCTGGTTTTAATAAGAAAGATATTGAAGTTGAAGTTACAGAGAATCTATTAACTGTAAAGTCTGTAAAAGAAAATACTCAGGATAATAAAAACGTCTATAAAGGAATTTCGTATAGGAAGTTTACCCGTGAGTTTACGATTGCAGACGATATTGAAGTTAAAGATGCAAAGTTAGAAGATGGTCTTTTAACTATACAGCTGGAAAGAATTGTTCCAGATGAAAAGAAACCCAAACTCATTAAAATAAATTAGGAGGACATTATGGATCCGATTACATTTTCAGGCATCGTTAGTTTTGGCATCAAGCTAGTACTAGCCATAGGCCTAACAAAAGAAGTTGTGACCCCATTACTAGTATCTGCATTCGGCGGATAAGTAATGGATAAATACCGTGAGACAGCCGAGAAGAGGCTGGGAAATAAAAAATCATACGGTAATCATAAAATACACCCAGATGAATTAGCGCGACTTGCCCATGTTAAAGGGCACTTCGCGTCTAAAGAAAGGACTGAATTTTTTGATGAAGTATATGGAGAAGTTTTAATTGACTTGTTCATAGAGTGGCTAAAGACAGATCCACACGAAACTAAATCTCGAGAGTTCCTCTACTCTTCTGCGATGGCACTGGGAAGTGTCAAAGAGAAAATGATAAGCTTCGAGATGTACGGGAAGAATATCCCACATATGATGGAGGACAATGATGGACAGAATAATTGATTATCCACATTTAATAAGTAATTTAAATGAAATGATAAATACTTTAGAATATGATTCGAGCAGGAGTGGCGGTAAAACAAAACTTAACTGTGATAAGTTATATTATATGTATGCCTTAAAAGAAAGATACTCTAAAGTATTAGAAAAGAATTCTAAAAAGCCTACTACTAAAAAGAAAGAGGTAAGCTAATATGAGTGAAGATACCAAAGCAATACCAGACTCTGCCCCGCCTAGGGATGACGCTGGAGCTACGGATGGTCGAACAGAAGAACAATTGCTGGCTGACATTGTAAGTAGTTCGGAATTTGTACCGAATGAAGAACAGTCTCTACCCGTTGAGCAAGTACCTGAGGTTGACCCAGAGGAATCAGAACAACAAGACCCAAAGGAATCTGATGAATCTGCAAACGAAGAAATTGAAGAAGGAGCTAATGAAGAAGAAGTAGAAAGTGAAGGTGAGGATGCTGGTGATGAACCCGCTACCCAAGATCCTGAATTATTTACTCCTGAAGATTTAGACTTAGAAGCGAAAGTATCTTTAAAGATCGATGGACAAGATACTGAAGTTTCTTTTAATGATCTTATTAAAGGTTATTCTACTGAACAATCTCTATCCAAAAAGGGTCGCGAACTTGGTGACGCAAGGAAAAACTTTGAAGAAGACTATAATAAGAAGTTAGCTGAAGTACAAGAAATGTCTACTGCTTCAGTTGCTGTATTGTATAAGTCTGAGCAAGAACATGCTAAAGAATTTCATGATCTTGAAAAGAAAATTGATGAAGCTCGTAAAGACGGTAATTCATATGATCTAACAGATCTTAAAGATAAACGAGAGCAAAAGCAAAAAGAATATTGGGAAGCTAGAAAAGGACGTGAGTCCCTTCAAAAGACTGTAACAGAAAAGTCCCAGGAGCAAATGACAAAAGCTTGGAATGAACAATTGAAAACTTTCGATGAAACAATTCCAACTTTAATTCCTGGATTTAATGAGACAATAGCTAAAGATATCCGTGCATTTGCACTTAAAGAAGGAATCAACGAACAAGTATTAGATACTATTATTGATCCTGCTATTGTAAAGTTTGTTAATGATTATCGTATTTTAAAACAGGGAATTAATAAAGGTTCTGCAAAAAGAAAAGCAGCACCTGCTAAAAAGATTCCTACTCGAAAGTCTAGGCCTGTACAACAAAAACAAGTTGATGCAGAGCAGGCATTGAGAAAAAGAGCTTTAAGTAAAGATTCTTCGAAAGAAGATCAGGATGCTTTTCTAAGAGGTTATGCCGAGCGGTCACTGTCAAATATGTAGGAGAACTAACATATGACTACACTTATTGGCGCTCGCGGTACTGGAGGTCCTCAAGGCCCAGCGCGAGCAACAAGTGCTAACGTTTCTCAAAGAGAAGACTTAGCTAATTTTATAACTATGATTACCAGAGATGAGACACCTTTTGTTTCTTCTATCGGTAAAGCTAAAGCAACTGCTATTTATCATGAATGGCAGACAGATACTTTAGCCGCTCCTGGTGATTCAAGAGTTGCTGAAGGTCAGGACTATATTGAACCAGCTACTTCTGCTCATAGTGCTACACCAGCTGTTGGTGCTGCATTTGCAAGAACTGGTCCATTTAGAACTCGACTAGGTAACTATACTCAGATTAACGCTAAGACTATTGGTGTTTCCGGTACAAGACGTGCTGTTGACCAGGCTGGTGTTGCTGACGAATATGCTTATCAGCTTAAGAAGCGTGGTACAGAACTAAGAAGGGATGTTGAATTCGATCTAGTTCATGCTTATCATGTATCTGCTGCTGTAGGCGCGCAAGGTAATACTGCAAGATCTGCAGGTAGTTATACTGCTTATATTCAATCAGCTGATACTGTAAAGTATTTAGGACAATATATTGCTCCTTCTGCTCGTGGTACTGCAGCTGGTACTGATAATAATGGTACTGGTATAATTTCTGCAAGCATTAACGGTGGAACTACTGCACCTACTCGTGGGTCTTTAGCACTTACAGATGTTGATTCTGTAATGCAGAAAATCTATGAGCAAGGCGGTAAGGCTACTAAAGTTATGTTATCACCTAAACTACGAAGAGATTTCTCTGACCTTATGGTTAGTGATACTGGAGTAGTTAGAAATATTGACGAGAGCGGAAAGCTAAGGCAGTCTGTTGACGTTTATATGTCAGACTTCGGTGACGTGATGGTTGTTCCTAATTATATTATGGGACTATCAAATACTGTCGCTGCTGGTGTGTTCAAAGGTAATGACAATAATAACTTCTCTGGTGCTGGTTTAGCTGACGTTGCTGACTTTGCTGCATTAATCTATGATCCAATGTGGTTTAATATTGCAACTCTAAGACCACTACAAGAAGTTGATGTAGGTCAGAAGGGTGACTCAACTGTCGGTATGATGGTTGAAGAATGTACTCTTGAAGTACGTAATCCATTAGGATGTGGAGCAATCTACGGTCTTAACTAAGGATTAATTTAGGAGAGGCTTTAATTAGTCTCTCCTTTTTATTGGGAGATAGATATGTCAAATAAAAATAGTCCAAGTTTATATATTCCTGGTATTAAACTTGAAAATAATCTGAGTTTAAAAGATCAGTGGCGGCGTGCAAATTTTCATAAAACAGCTATTGGCGATCCACATAAAAAGAAACCGGGATATTTGGGTTTTAGTGCATGGAAGAAAGCTAAAGGTTTTGCTTCTGGCGGAAAGATTTCTAAATACTACAAAGGTGGCGGCAACGTCATAACAGGGAGATAGATATGGCTAAACCAATTAAAGCACCTGAGTCTCTTAGGAGCGCTCTTAACAGAGATGCTAATAAAAGAGCGTTTGAAATAAAAAAGACATTGCCTAAAAGTTCTAAG